ACGAAGGAAGGTCAGATAGTCCGCCCCCTCCCCCGGCTCCCAAAACACCTTCACGGCGTCAGGATGATCTGGCGCAACTAAGGGATTTATAGTCGTTACGGCACAGGGCGAGAGCGCGTTGTCGCGGAAGCCCTTGTCCTTGGCGAAACGGTCGTAGACCTTGTAGGAGGCGACCTTGATGGCGTGCATCGAGATGCCGCTGATCGGGTCTTTTAGGACGCTATACGCCGATTCATGCTTGTGCCCCGCAACGTAGATATGGTCGCGGGTACCGAGCATCGCTGCCTTCATCGGGCCGTGCGCCGGGTTCCAGACCGACGAGCCTGCGTGGTCGTGGCGGGCGTTGATACGGAACTCTGCGCCGTTTGGGAACTGCAGCGCGATACGGGCCTCTGAGGACTTATAGAGCGCGTTCTGCTGCCGCGCTATCCACTTGAGCGGATCGCCTGACCCTGACCACAGGTCATGGTTGCCCGCAATCATATAGAGCCATTGGCAGCGGTTGATGAACCACTCTGCGAGTTTCCAGCCCTGCGCCGCTGACGTACCTTGGTCGGCGTAGAGTCTTGCTAAACGTCCGCACCAGTTGTTCGTGGTGTCCCCTACGTTGGCGGCAAACATACCGGGCGTCTTGTTGACGAGCGCGGTGTGTTCCTCAATGGCGCCGATGTCGCAGCCGTCGTCATCAACGTGCGGGTCGCCGAAGTGCAGGATGCCGATAGGGCCGGGTATGGTTATGCGAATCGGGATGAGCTTGGAGGCTTCCTCGTACTCGCGCTTGCGCTCAAAACGGCGCTTCATGTGTTCGATTAACTGCTCTACCGGGATGTCATCGTCCGGCAGGGAGGGTGCGACGAACTCGTCCTTCTTATCCGGCCCAGGCTCCACGAATCCTTTAGGGATGTTTTCACCGTTACGGCGTAGGCGCTGCAGCCTCGCAAGCAAGGCCCGCTCCGACAGCCCGAGGTTCCGAGCGGCCTGCGCTCGATGCCCGTCGGTGCGCCGTAGTTCGGCCATGATCTGATCGTCAGTGACTTTTTGACCGCCCATTGCTTACTCCATCGTGGTGAGCATTTGTTGCAATAGGTGGCCGAGACGATCCACGAGGGCTTCGTCTTCGGACAGTTTCTCGTAACCGGCTAGGTCTAGCATGGCGTGGACAGCCTCGTGCGCCCACACCTGCTGGCGGTGCGAACCTTTGGCTGTCGATACAATGTCGATACGGTATGCGTCGGGTATCCACATACCAATCGTATTCTTGCCATGTCTCCATCGAGACGGACTGACGACCCTGACCTTGATGGTATGCCCTAACAGATGAAACTGTTTGGGTATGCCGTCAGAGCGCATCCAAACCCCCTATCGCAAGTCTTTGAGACTCGCTCTAAAGATTAGCCCGTAACGATTGACTTTTGCAAGAATTTTTTGTTACGCACCGTACAAATACATTGCACGTTCGTCTTTGCGCCTTTTGACGAGGCCGGGCAATACGCGCCCGCCTGCCTTCGTCCACTTCATAAATTCTTCGGCGGCGTCTTCAAACTCGCCGCGATTGGTCTTCATGCGAAGGCCAGATCGTTGCAGATTGCCTAGCCCCACGTTGAAAGCAAAGCTGACCAGTGCGTCGAATTGGCCTTGATGATTAACGCTACCAGGGCAAAGTCGGGCAACGCCGCGCTCAAATTTCGCAAGGTCTTGAGCAAGTAATGCATCCACCTCTGCCATCGAGAGGACGCGATCCCAACCCGGCGGTATCGGTAGACTCTTACGGTCTTCATACTTCACCTTCGTGTGGGCAGGGTCGATGACGTGGCCGACGCCCACAGTCCAGAGCAGCGCCGGGCACCTATAGGGCCGCAGTCTCACGCCCTCGTGATGTTTAACGAGTTCCGTTAAACGGGCGCTGACTTTCATTTTTTCTGGAACGCTTGTGTCCCGAACCAAAAGGCAATAATTGACGACAGAATGAGCATCTCGTCGTCGCTGAAGACGTTTTCCATCGCTATGGCAAACGGCACGCCTTGGCTCCACGCATACCACACGCCTGTGGCGTTAAGCGCCACAAGCTCCAGCACGAAGATGTAGGTGACGACCGGACGCACTGAGGCGCGAAGGTTAATCATCCACTGGCTTGCGCCTTTGCCGATCTCGATGTCGTGCTGATAGAGAGCCTGCCGCTCTTCCGCTGCCGTCTCCGTCTGCACCTGCTCTAACTTGATCTCTTCTACTTTTGCCTGTGCGATAAAGCCACGTTCGGCGAGGGCAAGTTCGCGTTCCTTCTGCGCGGCGACAAGGGCGAGTTCGTGCTTCTTATCCTGCCGGTCTTGGAAGATGGTCAGAATCTTTGGCAGACCACCCGCAAGGAATGACAGAAACGTGCTAACTAACGTCATCATTTGGAAGCCCTCACCACATCATCGCCCTTGGTGACGGTCACATGGCCGTCTTCAACATCGACGCGCATCGGCTGCTCCTTGCGGTCAAGCCGGTCAAGTTTGCTGATGAGTTCCTTGATGACTGCAAACTCTGGCTTCTCTTCCTTCTCCACCGTGCCAGCGATGCCGTTGAGCATAGAGATGAGCGCGGTCAGCGAAGCGCCGAGCAGGCCCATGACGGCGGCGATTTTATCGTTGTCCAGAAATAGGCTGGAGACGACGCCGATCACCACGATAGCGGTGATGTACTTGAGGCCGTCCTTGCCGATGGCCTTACCTGCTACGGTCTTTGCAGAGGCTTTCGCTTCTAAGCGATTGAGTTCAGCTTGGACTTGCGCCTTGAAGAGTTCAATGTCTACTGGCTCGCTCATTTGTCTACCTTCGTATCCAGTTTGTCGAATATCTTGCCAAGCATATCCTTGATGTCGGCGATGTCGGCACGATAGTCGGCCCGGCTAACGTAGGTCAGCGGCATATTGCGAACGTCCTTATCAAGCCGCTCGATGCTTCGGGTCAGGTTGTTTACTACCCACCCACCGAAGAACGCTGCTACGCCAAGGATGATGTTGAATAACACTTGATACTCGTTCACGTCATGGCCTCAAGGCGTTGCTGTTAAATTGCCGAAGCAATGTAGGGTCAATCAAGCGATTGCCGATGCGTTCAACCGTAACATCTGGCAAGTCTTCTGTTTTCTGCTCCACGGCAGATATAGCGGTCAGCGTAGGCGCAGCCTTTTTAACCGCCGCTTGCACTTCTGGAATGTCTTGCATTGCAAGCAATACGGTACTGCGATCTGCCGTCGGCAACGCTTGCAACAGTTGATTTGCCGACTTGCCGCTCTTCATCGCTTCCGCAATAATTTTTAGCGATTTGGCGCTTAAATAACTTTCGACGCCTTCCAGCACTTTGTTGGTGATGGCGGCTTTCGCTGACAAGAACGACGGCAGACGGAAGGACGATCCCGACTCAATGATAAGGTCTTTCAGCGCGGCAGTTCCTGCGGTCGCCTGCTCGGCCAATTCAATATCGCGCTTGACGCCGAAAGCCACATCACGCAGCGCACCGAAGTCCGTCCCCATCTCTTTCGCAATATCAAACTTGCCGGGACCAAAAATCTTTTCGACCGCTTTGACGTTGTTGCCTTCGATCAGCTTTACATATTCCGCAGGGTTTTGGCCGAACAACTCAAGCGCACGCTGCGCCATGCGTCGGCGTTCAATACCTTTCATTCCTGCTTCGAATGTACGCAAGTAATTTGCCCAATCATCGCCGCCGCCAGCCGCTTTCATGGCGTCATCAATCATCGGCTTCAATTCAATCATTACCGATTGCGTGGCCTTGCGGCGAGCCTTCGCCGATGCCTGTGGCATCAAATCCTCAATCACGCTGTTGATACCGTATTCGCGGATCGCGGCCAACGCTTCTGCCGTGATAACGCCGTTTTCGTTTGTCCAATCACGCAACATTTCCGACACACGCTCCAACGACTTGCTTGTCTTATCGTTTAGTGCAAGTCGCGGATTTCGAAGTTTTGCTTGCAAGGATGCGATCATTTGATCAGTTTGTAACGGCACTAATCCTTGCTCACTTATTTGCGCCAACAATCCCTCTGCGCGACGTGCCTTCTCTCCAGCCGCCAATGACGCCGCCGCCTCTTGGTCGATACGCCGTGCAACTACGCCGCCCTCGTCAATAACTTGACGTTCAAATGGGCCGCCAATGGTTGTTTGGCGTCCGCTGGCTGCCAACTGCCCAGGATATGTTGCAGTTGCTTCTACGCGCCCAGGCAATCGAACACCGGGTTCGCCAACCCCACGTCCAGCGATGTATTGACGGGTAAACGTGCCATCCGGGCCTTCAACTAACTGAGACTGAGTTACCCAGTTTCGCGCCCAATCGTCAGCCTTATTCACTGCGTTTGTCAGTCGGCGTACATTTTCCACTGCCGTCGAAGCGGCTTCTCGCGCCCCTGCAGCAATGTCCCTCAAACGAGGCATGACTCTTCCGGGTCGGTTGGCCTGCGCCAATGCTTGCTCACGCATTGGGCCGGTCAGCCCGGCAAGCGAAGCCTTTTCTGCTTCTTGCGCTGCCCGTGATTGTGCGCTGGTGTAACCGCCCGCCAATCGAGCAAGCGCGTCGATACGCTCTTGGCCTTGCAGGTTAGCAATCGCCGCAAATCCCGCCGGATCGACTTCTCGGGCCGCCGCTTCAAGTGCTTGGAATTCTGGCGCGTTGATCCCGTAGGCGGCTTGCCCTGCCGTAATTCCCTCTGGTGCTGCGCCGGTCGCCGCAAGAATTGCGGGCAACTGGTTTCCTGCAGCGCCTTTCATAATCTTGGCCGCTTGCAGTTCAGCAAGGCGATTTCTTGCAAGGTCTGCAGTTGCACCTGCCACACGAGCGCCGCCCTTAGCGGTCGCCGCAACAACTGGCGCAAGCGCAGAGATTGGGTCGGTCACTCTTGCCGTTGTTTCAAGCGGGCGCACTATGGATTCCGCCGCGCCTACACGGCGAGCGCCTGCGGCAGCGCCACCAAACAGAGTTGAAACGTCAGCGGCGAACCCCGCCGGATCGGTAGCAATAGTGTTTAGCAACGCTTGATATGAACCATACCGTTGCTTTATTGCGCCGCCAAACGCATCTGCTTTAGCAATCAGTTGCTTTGCCGCTACAGGGTCTTTAATAAACCGTTCAGGAATGGCTTTTGCAATATACCCGCCGCCGATGTCGGTGATGTCCGTCATAAACTTGGGAAATTCCCCGGTTCGTGCGGAACTTACTAACTGGCCACCAACGTCCACAAGGCCGCCGATCTGACGAGCAACAGATGGTATAAACGACCCCGCCGATTCGCCTATTGCACCCAGAAGCGTGCGTTGCGGTATTTCGGATGTAGGCTCTGCAGCAACTGGCGCCGCTTCACGTTCTACGCGATACGCTCCAGTAGAGCTTTTTTGTGCCCGCGCAACAGGCACCCATTCGCCACCGATCAGCGCACGATATTGTCCGGCTGAATTTTTCTGAACGCGCTCCGCGCTTTCCCAAGCCATTATAAATCCTGCCAATCGCCGCCGGTTTCGGCTTCCGCACCGGCAGTTGTAAATTGATTTTTACGCTTTTCAAACAAACCAATAAGCGTATTTGCAGCCGCTTTTCTAATTTTACGTGGCAACGTCGGGTTTGCTAATTGACCAGCCGCCTCTTTATAGCTTTGAGTGTCTTTATCGGACTGTGGACCTTCAAAGCGAGGAACTAATTTAAGGATTTGATCCGCAAGAGGTTGCAGCTTGCCAATCGCAATAGCGCCTTCCGGCGCTCCGCCAAAAAATCCAGCAGCAACGTCAAACGCTCGACCGGCGCCGCTTCCTGTAGATTGCTCTATCAATCCACCTGGCTTAACAACTTCTTTAAGAGTTGCCAAAGCGCCAGACAAATCGCGCTGAGTTTGTTCACGGTTTGCCTTAGTTCTTTCAAATGTTGCAGACGGCTTGCCCGCGCCTTTTTCGGTTTTAAGAAGATCGCCAAACTTGTTGTAAAACCGAACAGTGCCATCTGCCGCAGTTTCGGTTCGAGCAACAACATTTTTATCTTCCGTTCCGGCGCCAGCAGTTCCAAAAAATCTTTCAAGATTTTGCGCTCGCTCTTTCGTTGCGCGTTCAATGTCCTGACCGCGACGAGTCGTTGCAGCCTGTATGTCTTGACCTCGACGCTGCGTTGTAACGGCTTCTTGCTGTTCCGCAGTCAATGTACGGCGTTCGCTGAGTTTGTCCGCGAACATAGATGCGCCTTCAGCCCACTTCGCATAACCAGCATCATCAGTTGGGATTTGTGAAATAACGGCCTCTTTCGGACCGAATTTGCTTAATTCGGCGCCAACTATTGGGTCTGCATAAGCAGCCTCTACCCATGCCGCAGCAAGGCGTTTGTCAGCCGGAATCATGCGCTTAAAATATTGCATCCGACCTTCAAGACCTTTTGTCGTTTCTTGCATGGCTTCGCCGCGTAATTTTGCAACTTTGGCTTGTTCTGATTGCAGTTCTGGAATTCGTGCGCCCATGCCCCGCTGCGCCAATCCCGAATACAAGGCATTGACATTAAGTTCGCCCGTGCGCGGATCAAGCGCCTGCGCGTACAATTCATTCAATGCTTGGCGTTGTGCAGCGGCCTGTCCTTCTTCATAACCGGCATACGCTCGCTTACGGCCCGTTTCCAATGCCTCAAATGGATTTACCATCACCAAGGCGTTGGGATTTACCGTCATCATTTCATTTTGGTCTGCCATGCCGCGCTCCGCTTCCGTGCCACTTAATCAAATGTGACGCCTTGATCGTTATATGATGTTCCGCCATATATCGGCGTGCGTTTCGTGCTTTGCAGCACGTATGGTTGCAACTTTCCTTCTCGATATTGCCCATATCCTTGCAGGCCAAGACTCAGAGCGTTCTGCAAGATATTGCCTTGTGCGCCATATCCGCTGGCGCGTGCCGCGCCAATGTCGCTCATCGCCGCGCCTGCGCCCGTTGCATAACGCTGTGCAGCGCCGCCAATCGCCGATGCCGCAGACGGGCCAAACTGACCGATCCCAAGCAGCGCATTAGACACCCGCGCACGTTGGGCCATTGCCCGCTCGTAAGCGTTGGCAAATTCTTGAGAGGCTAACTCTTGCCCATACCGCTGCGTGCCTTTAAGAATTGATCCAGATAACAAATTCCCACGCGCTGCTGCAGATCGCTCAAGCGCCTTCTGCCCCTCAGCAAGCCGAAAAGCGTAGCCGGGGTCCATCTGGATTTCTTCCATGCCGGGAGCGCGGGCATACGCACCGCCTTCGCCGTAAAGCCCTGCCAAGCGGTTAAGATTTTCCAACCCCAACTGCCGGAAAGGCTCTTGCAACGCCTGTTGGCGCTCATACATTTCGCGCTCAAGAGCTTGCTGCTGTTCAGCGGCTTTAACTTGCGCTTGCGTTGCTTTTTTGGCGCTACGAGAAGATATAACGCTACTAGCAACACTTGCTATCGCGGCTATGGGATTAGCCATTGGGGAACTCCGCTCGGTAGTCCGAGAATTTCTCGCCGTATAGTGCCATCACGGACGGGGCTTTTGCCATAGCAGACTCGTAGCCTTGGCACAATAGGACTACAAGCATAACGATGTCGTAATAGGCCGCTCGCCACATATAGGACCGCTCATCGGCCATATTGGTACGCTCGGCGGTATGGGACGCCTCCCACTTGAGGATGGCGGTCGCCAGAGCCGTCTGCAGGGCAGAGGCGTTTGCGACGAAAAATGGGTTGCCGGGGAATGTCACTAGCACCTTCCAGACGGCATCATGGGCGGCTTGGGGACGCACGAGATCGCCATCCACGATGTCATCAAGGAACTGGGTAATGTTCCACAGGTCCATGAGCCACGCGGTCGCGTTCTGCGGCAGTTCCCACGCCTGAAAATGCTGCAGCAGGCTTTGTTCGGCTTCGGTCACGAAATCTCTCTCCCCGACGAGCGGATGTTGATGGCCGTCGCCGCCGAGGCAATCGTCGAGATATACCCACCCGGCGCCAGTACCTGCCCGACTATCTCGGGGAACGTGTAGGTTTCCGAAGGCAGCAGGGTCTTGGTCTTGATGACAAGGTTGTTATTACCCGGTACTCCCTCAACGGACACTAGGTTTACCGAGATTGTCCGGGCGGACGTGTCGTAGTTCGTCGCCGTGAACTTGTCGATAATGGTCGTCACATTGGTCGCGGTGTACTGCGTCGTCTGCGAAGACTCCGCCGTTTTTGCCGGGATTAAGACTTTGACTTGAACTGCCATAGTAACCTCAACTGAATACGAATCTGACCCGGCCACTGGCCCCGGCACTGCCGTCGCTGCCACCCTCTACGGGGTCTCCGCCATTGCCTCCTGCGCCGCCTGTGAGGCTTCCTACGCCCGAAATAGCGGCAGCCCCTGCTTGGGTATAGGCTGCCCCGCCATTTCCGTTGGTATTGGTCGTATTGCCGCCTGAAGCCACGCCGCCAGCACCCTGCTGGCCGCCAAGGGTTCCAAGGCCGCCATATCCGCCATATCCGCCTGTGGCGTTGATTGCGGACAGTAGATAGGTTCCCGCATAAACCGATGAGATGCCACCGGAGTATCCCACGGGGTTTCCGGCAACGCCGGGAGCGCCCGCAACGCCCACTCCATATCCGATAGTTTTGCCTACATCGCCAACTGAAATGGCAATAACTGATTTGGCATAAGCCCCGCCGCCTCCGCCGCCTCCCGGCGCGTCCTGCGGTTCAAACCCAAAATACGTCACGGTACCCCAACCGCCTCCACCGCCCCCGCCCCAGACCTCAACGGTCAGCGAAGTGAACCCGGTCGGAATCGTGACAAATCCAGCGCCTTCGGAAAAGTCGAAAACGCCCGCCCCGGCCCCGCCGGTCGTGCCTGCAACGACAACACCGAGCGTAGCGCCACCCATTAGGTTAATCCTGCTCCGCTAATGAGCCATGACGTGGGGGCAATCTTCACGCAAGTTGCCATGCCATTACGGGCCAAGGTACGCGTGCCTGTCGTCGTGGAGTTAGCAAGGGTCAGCGTATCCGTGGTGATGCCGATGGAAAGCGAGGTGGCGTTGAGGTTTATGATGATAAAAACTGTTCCTACCGGAAATGTTACGGCTCCGCTGGCTGGAATTGTCAGCGTTAGACTCGTACCGTTCATCACGATTGATTTGCCGCGATCCGCCGACACAAGCGTGTAATTGCCGGTTTGGCTGTTTTGCGGCGCCTCTCGATAACCAACAGGCCAGTTGGCGCTAGTCGCGGCGTTATCGGGAATCTGCGGTGTGCCCGTGAAGGTCGGCGAGGCAATCGGCGCATAGGTTGATGCCGCCGCAGAGGTTGTCAGTCCATCGGTAATGCCATAACCCGCAAGTGTTGTGGGCTTGCTCGTAATAGACGAAAACGGCACTGACAACAGCGAACCGTCGTTAATGCCTGGAATATTGTCATACGATCCAAGCTGCACGTCATCCGAGTCTTTTAGTACGAATCGGTACGTGGTGTCCTCTGACAGCCACATATCGTTTGGCAGTCTGCCATCGGAATCAAGAATAATTGGGTTGGCGTTTGCGACCGTACCCGCCGATGACGTGTACGTCGTTTCCGGCGTTGTCGTGCCAGCGGCATAACTGAAAATCTTACCGCCCGACAGCACCGCGCCATCGTCGGTAAAGAACTGTGCGCCCGCGCCAGCGAACGCTGAAAGATAAACGGTCATATATACACCTGCGTCATAGTAAGGATAACTGACGGGACTGCCGGGACTGGCGGCGCCGCCGCCGTTGCCAAAATCTGCACGGACGTATCATCAACCGACCACATCAACTGGAAATAATCGCCATTTGACATGGACACAAAAAGGTTTGCCGCCACGAAGATTTCGGCGTTGTTGCCTTGGATACGTACCTGCGAGGCGGAGTACGGAATGTCTACTCCGTTGATCCGCCCCCACACATAAAACAGCCCCGTACCGCCAGAAGTCTTATCAAGTTGCAGCGAGAACTGCATATTGTAAATAGCAGGGCGCGTAACCTTGATGTGCGTGTTGTTTGCAGGGTCTACATACACGCCGTACCGACTTGACGACGTATTAAACTTCATCGCATACGCGGTGTTAATTGCCGCCGCCGTTTGCGTCGTCGTATCGTAAAACTGGCCGTAGTTGACCGGGTTAGGCTCGTATCGAGTAGGCGCTATCTGCAGCGCCTGTAGCTCTGACTGCAGTACCGCCGTCACGTCATCGGTATCGGGCGACAGGCCGAGGCCAACCTCAAGGTCAGCGATGCTGGTTGCCGTTGTGCCGCTACCCGTCAATACAAAAATGTTATTGAGATAGCGAAACCACTCACGGGAAATAAGGCCCGTCCGCTCGTCAATGAACGGCACGCGAGGGGCGGGAATGTTCGTAATGTTTGCCATTACGCGTTGGTCTCGCTAATCGTCAGTTCGGCGCCGTTAATAGCAATCTTGACGGGATCGGTGCCGCTAATCTCGTACACGCGGTCACGCAGTTTTGTCGTCATGCCAAGGCGGCGGAAGATGGTACGGGTGCCGTATCTGCCGATGCGACCCATAGAGGCCGTGCGCGGCTCCGTATACGTGTGCCCGCCATCGTCCGACCAGCGCATCATCATCTGCGGTACTGCGCCGACTGTTGGCGCATCGCCGTTCAGAATGATGTTGACGTTGTTTTCAGTGTCAATGATCGCGCCCGTTTGAGCGCCAAGATAATCGTAATCTTCTAGCCCATACCCCGAGAGGCCCACGCCGGTTTCGCAGTCGATCTGCAACGAATGATGCGTAGACCGCTTGAGATTGTTGGCGCCTGTCGGCAGGGCACGCCACGAACGCAGCCATTTTTGCACCACGCCATTGTCGCTGTATACGTCAAGGCTAAAGGCATACAGATTGCCGTTTTCGTAATCACCAATGATGGCCTCGTTATCAAACCGAGTATGGCAATTACCTCGATGCCGCTTGAAGTCGCCGTTACGGAACGCAGCGCGTTCGTGCCATGCGCCCGTTGCGGCGTCATACACCCACGTCGTATCGGCATCTGTAAAGTTCAGCACATAGAACGTGTGGCCGTCCTGCTGATAGGTGTAGCCCGTGGCATCCGAAAGATTGGCGTATTGCTGAATGGCGTATTCCACGGCGTGAGTCGATACGCGCACGCCCTGATAACCCTCCGCTCGATACACGATGCCTTGGCCGCGAGCGTCGGCGCCAAGCCAGAACACGCTGTTGTCCATTTTGGCGACGGAGTACGGCGCAATACAGCCGATCTCATTGTAAGCGCCTTGGATGCGCGAAAGCGGAAAGTCCGCTTCGCCGCTGTTGTACCAGACCTCAACGCTATTGGTGCCAAAGAGCCACGCTTCGCGGTGGTCGATAATCAACGACACCAAACCGTCGGGCGAACCTTCGGCAGAGGCAAAGTCAAGCGGGTCGATTGACGCGCCATCAAGCAACGCGGTGACCCATACGCGCTGACTGTTGGGTTCGTTGAAAACGAAATAGCCGTCAAGATAACCAACCGTTACCGCGCCTGGGAAGTCTTCGTCCGTAATCTGCGCGAACGCTAGAGTGTTAGCGTTGTAGATATATCCGTCAGGGTTTGCGGCAACAAATATCTGTGTGCCGTTATCGGCCATCGACACCGGGCCGGTGCCGCTGACGTAACCGACGTAAGAGGTTCCTGTTTCAAGCGTAATTTTGCTGCTGTCTTCCAGCAACACAAAACTGCCGTCTTCTAGTTCTAAAAACCCACTTGTTTCGCCTAAAAACGATGCGTCAAGGCGATAGAACCCGTTGCCGGAAACAACGTATAGATACGATCCAAGCGTATAAAGGCCACGAATCGGACCGTTACCTACAGTTGCTCGAAGCGTATAGCCGGGGCAGCGTTGTAGATACGCAGGCTCCTTGCCACCCTCCGCAATCACTTCGGGGTACAAGTTCACCATCCGATTGTCGGCAGCGTTGACGCTACGAATAACGTAGCTGCTACCCAGAATCGGAGACTTCATTAGAAGTTGCCCGTATAGATATTGAAGCGCGGACGGTTGATGATCATTGCCGCTGGCATTGCCATCACGTCATCCGGGTTATTGATGCGCTTCAGATCGCGCTTGCTGTACATCGCAATACGGCGCACCTGCGGCGAAGGCTCAACGCCGTACTCCGGCGCGAGTTCGCAAGCAAGGTTATAACGGAAAGCGCGTAGGTAACCCGGCGGGAACGCCAACACCGTGCTTAGGTTGGCAGGCTCCGTCAGTTTCTCCACCGATACAAAATGGAACTCCAACACCCGTGATGGCACGGGGTAGATGTAGATTTCGATGTCGGGGTAAGTCGCGTTGTACCACAGCACCTGCGGGTAAGTAGACGTGACCGTCTTGACCGCGATGTTGTTGTACTGCTCTTGGTTAATCATCTTGATGCCATACGACACGTTCGTCGAGGCATCGCGGAAATACGTCGCATCGTCCAACTGCACCGGGCGCTGACCGACGAAATCGCCCGTCGGGCCAAGGGTGCGGATGCGGGTGCTAGAAGGCCAGTTGAATACCTGGTCGATGGTGGAGAACACAGAGAGACGCTCCGTGTTCCACGAATCAATCATCTGATTGAGCGCCGTCAGGGCATCTTGCGCCATCGCTGCCGAAGGGGCTTCGGCTTCTGCCAGTACCCCGATCAAACGCAGCGCCCCGTTGATCTGGTCTGCAGCGGTAGTCGCCATCTTCTACTCCTTGCGTCGGCGCTTAGTCGCTCTCAACGCATTACCGGAATTCTCCGACGCCTCCATTTCTGAAGGCGCCGGAGTTTCCATTTCATCAGGGCTGTTCGGATCGTATTCCTCCCAACCCCACTCCATGTCGTCTCTAGCCTCGTGCCACGAACACGCTACTTTCGTACCGTGACGCTCGTGTCGTAGGTAGATGACGGCCATGCAGTATTAGCTTACGCGGTAGCAAGTCCACGCGCCGTCGCCGGTCTTACGGGCACGGAAGTGACCCGAAGAACCCGCCGCCACAGCGCCCGCACCCACAAGCGTCCAACCCGTGCCAACAGCCACGGTGATGGCATCCGACCCTGCGTCAATGTTAATGACGTAAAAGTCAAAAGCCGCGTTGGTCTTGGTTGCAGACGAAATGCCCGCCTCAAGGTCTGTCACCGTCGGCAGCGTGAGGTTTCCCGCCGTGCCGTTGAAGGTAAAAAGACCACTGGAAAGCTGCGCCGCCGTGGCAGTTGCCGCAGCGGTCAGAGCGGTTGGCGCGTCCTGCGTGAACAGCAGGGCTTCGCCGACATTACCGTCATTAAACTGGTATCCACCAGCGCCATTCGGAAGAGGCATGATTCAATACTCCTAAATTAGATGATGCCGTCGGTAATAGTTCTATCCGGGCGGCTCAGGAGGACTTTGTAGACCTCGCTCGCCGTCGGGGTAATTGAACTACCCGTGAAGTTGCCAAAGGTAATCGCCAGCGTATTCGCTGCGGAAACACGCACCCCAACAATGCCGAGGCCCGCTTGGGCAGTCGGCTTGTTGACGGCGACGTGATCCCCCGCCTCCAGACCGTTGACCGTGAACGTCTGCTCTGCAGAGGTGTTCGCGGACACGGCGGAAGGCGACAGCGTAACGCTAATGACCGCCTGCTTGGGGAGATTGCCGAGTACGTAACTCATGGCATCAACCCCAGAGCCGGACAGCCATCTGCGGACGGATCACCGAGTAGCCATACAGCACGTCAATACGGCACGGCATACGGTCGTTGTTGATGTCGTACTGACGGACAACGCGCATGGAGATACCGTTGTGGACCTGACGCGAGGCCATGTCAACGCCCTGCGGCATGAGCAAGTCAGCCGTGGCGAAGGCAATCGCATCGCGGTGGTACACGAGGTTCTGCGGGTACTGCGTCGAGGCAGAGCCGAGGAACGTCACAGCCTTACCAGCAACCGGGAACGAATCCACCGTGGCAAGCGCATGGCTTGAGGTGTAGATCGCCGGGCTGACGTTGACCGTGTACGCACCAGACACAGCCGTCGCATCAGCGGTCGCCACAAACTGCTGCAGCGAGCCAGTGGACTCGCGGGTCTGCGGGTTGACCGCATAGCAGTCAGCAACCGTGAACACGTCACCCTTCTTGATCGTCTGGCTGCCAGTGCCGGTAATGGCAATGCTGGTCGCGCCCTGAGTCGAAACCGTCGTGGTGACGGTGTGCGAGCCCGTGCGGGTGCCAGTCGTGAACTGCTTGATCGACTGCGACATATTCAACTCGTTAAAGCCGAGGATGCCTTCGCCGAACATACCGTTCTTGAACTGCGACGAGATGGTGCTGACCGGGTTAAAGAGACCCTTCATGCCCTCGATGAGCGCGGCGTTAGCAGCCGGGTTCACGGTGACATAACGCGGCGACATCACCGCAGCGGCCTCGTTCAGCTTCTGGTTAGCAGCAAGCAAAACCGAGGTCGTGGACGGCGTGGTGCCGGGGGTGCCGACCGACTGGAAGATGCCCTGGAATGAGTTGGCAACGTCCGCGTCGATGCTGGCCGCAAGCTGCGAAATACGCGGCTTGAGAACACGCTCGGCGAAGTCGTCCAACTGCATGGTCATTTCGGCAGTCGTGAAGTTCACACCGATGTGCTTCTGCGAAGCGACGGTCAGCGTGGTGAACTGCTCGTTGTCGTCCTGCACCTG